TTTTCTTCATCAGACTTTTCAATCTGTTGATTGGTATCTCCAGTTGGAAGTGTACCTTTGTCCAAGAGATAATATGTAGCTCTTGAAAACTCTCTATCCTTTCCGGGGATATTTAACTCATCATTTAACTTTGGCAAATCTTTGCCAGCTAGTTTGAGTTGCTCCTGTGTTTCTTCAAGGTTTGGAGTAACAACCTCATATACTGCTTTAAATGGATCAAACATAACGACCTTTGTTGAAAAGGCACCTATCATTAACTTCTTTTGTGCCTCAATCAAGTTATTTTTTTCATATTCAAATGCCTGGTAATCATAACGTGGTGGGATATGATCTCCTCCATCACTACTTTCATTGTAGATAATGCTTCTCTTTGGTTCTTGTGATAGTAAACCATCGATAGACTTGAAAAAATATCCCTCTGATGTTTCATAAAAGAAGTATCCAGCACTCTTCCCAAGTTTTTGATTCTCTGCCGATACTGCTTTTTTAGATAACCAGTTCAAAGTCCAAAATGATTTTTTATTATTTCCAATAAAGTTAAAGTTATTGGCAGTGTCTTCAATCTCAATGTTTTTCTCTGTGCCTAAACCTTCACCTATGGTATCAGTTAAAATGGTTTTAATATGATCAGATATTTTACCATCATATCTTTTTCTTAGCCTGACCTTTTCATTCAGTTCAAATTCTTTTGATACAAGATCGAGTTGGACGAGTTCTTTTCTTGTATCAGATGACAATGGAGTTACTTTATTCACATACAGTTCAAGTTTTGGTGTCACACCAATCTTTTCTCCAGCAGCATCGGAAAACTTTATTTCTACTTTTTCAGTGCCAACCAATGGCAAACCCTCAATAATATTTTTTCCATCCACAGAGTTTCCAGTTTCGACATATTGAACCGTAGCCTTGATAGTATCTGAGAGAATACTCTCATGATAATAAAATGCAGAAAATCCCTGCCCTGCTAACTCGACATTCTTTGTCTTGTCATTTGAAATAACTTTTAATGTCTCTACCGAACTAGAGAAGGAATCGACTGTGGTTTTCTTGCTCATATCTTTTACCTTTATACTATTTACATCACATACAATCCATCAAATGGATCGCCGCCACCAGATGCCACTGATATATTGATATCAGGTGATTCTGTATTAACTTGCGGTTGATTATTTGAAGCAATCTGATCGCTATTGATGATGATATTTGAGGATGATTGATCTTCATATGATGCTTTCTCTCTTAACTTTTGTAGCATTGATCTTATGCTATCTGTATGTGCTGCTGGAGCATAGTTACTACCCGTACCAGAGTATAAACTCTCACCCTTTTTAATATCCCTCAAAGGATATTTACCATTGTATGATCCCTTCTTCATATCATAGGGAACACCAATAGAAGCATACTCTGCAGCGAGTTCTAACTGTGCGGTGTCAAGTGATACACTGGTGTCACCTCTTAAGAAACGACCTACCTTTGCTCTCTTTTGATTGATCGAATAAGGACCAAACATATTCTGAAGAGAAGCATCAAACTTTCTTCTTGATGTATCGATTCCCTGTGCAATCAAATAATCTCTAAAACCTTTCATAGTCTTAGGAATAATCTGATACTTACCCACTGCAAAAACTCTTTCTGCGTTTTGTGCAGCAAAAACTTCATCGAGAGTCATGTCTGTGAGATTTTTGCCGAGAATAGATTTTGCTCCTCCAGGAGTATCGCCTGCATTACCTCTGTTGACAGAGTTAAGTCCACCCTCTCCACTTGTGACAAGATCAAGTAAGGACCCGAAGTTGACCTTACCACCCATTGGAGATTTACGAGGAGGTATTGCAGGTTTACGAGGAGGTAATGGTATACCTTTAGATCCAGGACGTGAGGTAGGTGGTGGTGCTTTTCCTTCTTCATCTGGATAACCACCAAGCACTGGTCTGAGTCTGTCAACAATACTTGGTTCACCTAGACCAAAAAACTCTGTTACACCTTCAACAAGATTGTTGATAAAATCACTGACTTTTTCACTCGCTTTTTCAAAAAATCCGGTCAAAGGGTTTTGTGTTAAAAACGCAGGCAGGTCCATACCTTTAGTCACTGCATCATAAACTAATCCACCAATCCAATCACCGAGTGCTCCACCACCAAGACCAAATAGTCCAGCCAACAATGGAGATACAACGACTGCAAAAGGTCCCGTCAACAGACCTAAGGCTTTACCTATTGCACCGCCTATAAACCCGCCAATGCCAGCAAAGACTGCTTTACCTGCTGCTCTACCAATCGGTTCTCCAAAAGCAAGATTTAATCCAAAGTCAAGAATACCACCAATAAGTGGGACACTTCTCAATATTCTAGTGCCTTGCTTGCCAAAAGTTCTAATCAGGAATCTTTTGGGTGCTCTTTGAGCTCCCCTTCCACGCACTCTTGCTCTACCAGAACTGTCTATGGCTCTTGCAAGGTCGGACATGCCAGGATCAAAATCATCAGGTCTTCGTTGACCCATCAATCTTCTCAGTGCCTCATCCGCTTGTTGGCTTTCAAAATCCGCTGCTGCCCGGCGGCGCATCTTTGGATCTCTTTCTAACTTCTTAAAGAACTGCCTATCTTTCCCCTTTCTTCCTTTAAGAACCTCACTTACAGAGGGTCTTGGTGCTGTCATTTTTACACCATCAGTATCAAATGTTGGAGCAGATTGTCCTTTTCTCCTAAGAAGTTCTGCTTGTATGAGTTTTTTTCTAATAATCTTTCTTCTTCTACCACCAGCTTTTTTAAGCATACGATTGTAGAAATCATTGCGAACACGAGTTTGTGTTTCAATATCAAGAGCGTCACCCCTTAACTGTGCTTGATATAAATTTTTATCTAACCTGTTTAGTTTGTTGATGTCAGATCGACTAAAAACCTTCTCACTTGCAGGTTTGTTAGGATCAAAGTCTCCTACTGCAAATTGAGTCAACTGTATTGTATTTCTTCTGACTATTCTATTAGCATCAGCAAGTTTTTTTCTAGCAACAAATCTAGATCTTCTACCACCAAACTGTTTTTCTCTTGTTTCAAGAGGTTCACTCAACCCTTTACGTCTTTTAGCTCCTCTTCTTGCTCTCTCTTTACTTTCTGCTATTCTTCTCTCTTTCGCAAGAGCTCTAGCTTTTCTATCAATCGCTCTCCTCGCTTCCTTGGCTCCTGGTGGACTTTTAATGAATGGAAGTGTAGGTGTTATACCACGTCCAAGTCCAGTTGGAGCACCACGTTTTGATTTCTTCTTTCCACCAAAAAGTTGTTCAAGTAAATTTGGAGTTCTTTGAGGTTTGGGTTGACGACCTCTTCTCATGAGTGGATCAAAAGATCCAGTGCCTTTCAGTAAACTCGCTACTAATAAAACATCGACAAGTACGGACAACTTGTCCATGAATCCATCAAACAAATTTATTACAGAGTCTCCACCAATATTTTTTAAGAATCCTCTGGTTGAATCATAAGCATTATATCCAAAGTTTATGAATGTAGAAAATGCATCTACAAGAAAAACTCCAGCACTTGATAAGAAATCAGCAACTTTGAGGGCACCTGTTAGTATGTTCTTAAGAAGAGGTGCTTGCCCTACAAGTTGAACTGCTAATACTCCAAGAACAATCTTACCAATGAAGTTACGGAACCATCCGAGAATGTTTAGTCCTCCCGCTTTTGGTATTCTCTCAGTTACGTTTCTTTTCTTTTCAACATTAGGTTGTGTTTCAAGAGATTTTTCTCTTCTTTGTCTGGTAATATTCTGATCAGTGATTATTTTTCGCTGTTTCTTTTGTCTTGCAAGTGCAAGATTTCCTCTAAGAACATTGTTAATACCAATAAGTTTGGTATTAACTTTCCCATAGAAAACTGTGGTTACAGTTCCTTTTACGTTATATTTCCTAGGAGTTATATTTTCAGCAGTAATCATCTTATATCAACCCCAAAGTTTTTACTTTGTTAGAAGAGTGCGATGCCAAAGGAACTGGGGTATGCGTTCTAGATGAAGGTCTCATCTGCCCAACTGGTTGAGGAGTGCTCGATCCAGTATTCATAATCATGACCTGTGGTTGCCTAGTCATCGGTGGTTCTGGAGTCAAAACTTTTGGTTCATTAAATCCAAAGATCCCAGTGTTAGCAAAAACTTTTCCGTCTTGTTTGATGACACCCGCCGCATCCATGTATGGTTTCGAGATGTCAACACCGATCGCTGTCAGATCTTCATTGTACATTCTCTCCGCTTCTGCTTTTTTCGCCTCTGTTGCTTTATATGCATCACTAGATACAAATGCTCTGTGAACATCAAGTGGTGACATTCCAGCGACATTATAATTTAAAATATTTTTTAAAGTGGTTCCTTGAGGGAACATACTCATCAACTGCTTTTTGTTTGCATCAATATCCTCTTGTCCGACATAAGAATACATCTCTCTCTGCGAGAAAGAGTCTGATGAGTAAAATCCATCCCCTCTACTAATAGAGCTAAGACCTATATCTGCAACACCAGTCTCAGGGAATCTGTAGTGTGCTTTTGAACCAGACATCTGTCCTGGTTTTAAGAACCCTCTCATTTTTTGTGCAGTAGAAAGTTCCTCTCTTGTTGGTAGTCTTCTCTCTATTGGTCCAGAGGAGGTTATTAACTTAGTTTCTGAACGACCATCAGTTCGCGACATGCCAGTCTGAGCAGGCATGATCTGACCCATATAATATCCCAGACCAGCCTGACCTGTTCTCGCAGCAGTCAGTCTCTCTAGTCCAGGTGCGAAGTTTCTAATATCATTATTAACAAGTCCACCCTCATTAGCAAACAACTTACCACTCACCATCCTTGGTGTGTTGTCGCCACCATACTTAGCATTGATTCTTTCAAGTACGGATGGACCAATCGCAGCAACCGCTGGCGCAGACATGACAAACTCACCATCTGTCAGTCTAGCGTTGACTTTATCATATCCATAAGGTCCATCAACCAATCCATCACTTGTAAAAATACCACCACCATATAAACCTTGTGCCTCTTGATCCTCTCCTCCACCAAAAGCACCACCAATAAGATTTTGTATACCTAAGAATGTAGCAGCAGTACCAGCGACTTGTAGAGCGGTGCCTATCGCTCTACCCCTAGGACCAAGAAGATTACGTGCTAGTCCACCAGCACCTCTTAATCCAAACTTCTTTAAAAGCAGGAGAGTTGCTGCTCCTATTCTAAGCGAACTTCTGATAATGAGGGCACTTAACTTTCCTATTGCCCTTCCAAACCTCGTGCCAAACATTAGGTACGCAGTTAAAAGTTTGGGTCCATTATCGGAAAAGAATCTAATAACAGAGTTTATCTTTTTTTGATTCTTGGGATCACCAACAAAATCAATTAGTTTGACAATAAACTTTCCGGCAAGGATAGCAAGGAAAGCTTGTACAATCCTTCCTATGATTCCTCTAACGGGTGCTAAGATTTTTTCTGTGGTCTTACGCAGACCTTCATATCTTTTTTCTAATCTGTTCTCTTGTAATCTACGTTTAGTGTTTTCTGCCTTTCTTCTTTCATACTCATCATCTTTCTTTTCAAGTTTTGCATCCGCTCTTATTGTTTCAAGAATGGCATCAAGGTTTCTAAGCATCACCGCCTGAGGCGATACCGCAGCAAGATTTTCTTTCAGTTCGCTTTTTTGATAACCAAGAATATTTTTAATGGAAGTAATCTTCCGTTCATTATTAAAAGTTTTTATTTCAACATCCTGAATACTGTTAAGTATTCTATTATTTAAATTTGTTTGAAAATTCTGTTGTGCTATATTTCTACCCGTGCGAAAACTTTCTGCAGAAATACGTTGCCTTCTGGGTTCTATTGGATTTGTTGCGGTTTCATCAGAAGGCATTCGCTTGTTGCTGCTTTAGTTTTTCCTCTTCAAGATGGTTCATTAACATTTGAACATAGATATCCCTCTCCCAGGGCATCATATTTTCTATTTCTGTTAATGAATATTTATGATACTGCATCAAAGAAAAGTTGAGATTAAAGTAGTTCTCAAGGTTCATATGAACCATGCCTATGCGAAAAAAGACGCTAAGCCCTCAAGCACGACATCACTTTCTACTCCAGTCTTTGGATTTTTTACCTTGATTGCGTGTGACAACTTAGGCATTGTCTCAAAGAACTTTTCAATCTCCTTAAACTGAGATGAGTTCATCTGCTCAAGGAAGTCATTAAGTTCTTTCTTTGTGCAATCAGATGTTGTCCAGACTTCTTCTTCGGTAAAGATTTTGTCAATACATGTAGCGATAAGTTCAAAGGATTGATCCATTGCATTCTTGTCATCAATCTCAAAGTTGTTTTTGATGAACTGCTCAAGAGAAGGATACTTCATCTGCATCATGATAGAATCATCAACTTTGATTTTGTTGGTGTGATTCTCTGGTTTAGTAACCTCAATATCATCAAGGTTAATATTTACTCTTACCTCAGTCTCTTCATCATCAGGACAAATGATATTGATTTCAATATCTTCACCGACAGACTTGCCGCGAATATTTAAGAAGAGATACTCAATGTCAAAAGTCGGAAGTGATTCTACTTTGACACCTTTTGTGAGCACGCAGTTTTTGATGACAGATTTGATTGCAGTGGTAATCTGTTTTGTATTATTACTTTCTAGTGCGATGACTAAAAGTTTTTCCTCTTTTACAAGGAAGGGTCTATATTGAATTGTCTCACCTGTCGATGGCAACTCAAGTTCATAGGTCGGCGTAGCGATCTTAGGTAAAGGCATAATGTCCCAAAGAGTTTTTCAGTGTGATTATTTATTAAGCAATGCTTGAACTATTTGTAAGAGGTCCAATCTGGCGTCCCCTAGGACCAGCAGCCGGTGCATCTTGAAGTATTGTATCACCACTACCGAACTTCTCAATAAATGTTTTTGGTTCCGCAAAAGCAAAACCACGCTTATCATTAAGAAGACTATTTCTATTTTGCTCAAAATAGTTTTCTGCTGCTAATGATTCGGTTTTTCTTGAGAGAGATGAAGCAAGAGAGGTGTCTTGAGATTCTCCCATTCTTCCGATTGTCACTTTATTTACAAGGTATCTTGTGTATGCAAATGAGACCGTGCATTTTAAAAGTTGAGATGTATCATAAGATATTGGCATTGAGTTTATAGATATTGGAAAAGCATTCAAAAACTCATACTCAATATCAGGTCCAGATCTTTCAGTCACAGTTGTGCCCAAGTCAGTGCCCGCAATAATATTAACGATGTCCTCAAGTGGATTTGATTTTCTTCTTTGTGTGTAATAATCCCTCTCAAACTTTTTGATTTTTAGTCCTTGTTTTGCTTGATATTGGTTAGGGTATCTAAATCTATAACTGTAGTTGTTATTGCGATTGTTCTGAGCTTGAAGACCTTCACCAGATATTACCGCCATCCATGCTTCAAAGAATGTAATAGGAAGATATTTTTCAGCATCAACGTAGAAAGTTAAGTCAATTTGTTGACCAAAGTTTCTGCGATAAGCATGTCTTTCTGTAACACCAGTTCTATCATCAACAGCTTCTGATGTCAGAAGTGATGATCCGGGTAAAGATGCTTCTGCACAAAGAAGATTTAATTTTTCTTGGTCTGCACCGATTATCCTTCTTAACGTAGATCCTGACATTGCATCAGGATCCGATGGAAGGGGAATCTGAACAATATATTGTGACGTTAAAGCTGGTCTAAGAATATTAGACTTGATCTGTGAGATTGAACTTACTTCCCGTGCCATCTAAATAGTTTTTACCTTATATATTATGTATGGGAGAAAGTATTAAAAGTAAATACAAACCTTCGCATCCTACAAAGTATAAGGGTGATGCAAGTAATATTATATGCCGAAGTAGTTGGGAACGCAAGTTTTGTAGGTGGTGTGACCTCAACGAGAACATTTTAGCATGGGGATCAGAAGAGTTTTGTATTCCATACATCTCTCCTATCGACAACAGAGTTCATAGATATTTTCCTGACTTTCTAATCAAGGTGAAAGAGTCTACTGGTAAAATCAAAACCTATGTGGTTGAAGTCAAACCGGAGAAACAAACTGCACCACCAAAGAAAAAGTCAAGGGTGACAAAATCATACATCTATGAGTGTAAGACTTATGCAGTAAATCAAGCAAAGTGGAAAGCAGCACAGGAGTATTGTGCTGATCGTAGAATAGAGTTTAAGATTATAACCGAAAGAGAACTGGGTATCAAATGAACCGTATCGAACCCATCCTATCTGAACTAAATGGTGGAACCATGGATCAGGAAGATCAGATGGTAATGATCATGGATGCACTGAGTGATACAGTTACGCCAATACCTGACGCTGGAAGCATTTGCACTTTCGTTTACAACGCTAAAACACCTGGAATCAGATACGATCAACACCCACTTGTCGCAGTCACAGATTTATTTGCTTGGGGATTCCGTGGGACGAACTTTCATCATAGAGAAACAAGACAATATACATGGAATGAAATCGCAGGTCAGGTCTACATAGTGCAGCGCAATGAACTCGACGATTTATTGTCTGTCAGATATGGCAAGTTTATCACTAAATAACTAAAAAAAATCATCCCTAATGGCTGAACAAAGGCAGTTTACAAAACCAAGTGAAGTAACATTAGGCACTATTTTCACTACAGGTTATGGCGGTGCTGGTGCTTTAAATACAGAAATTGGTTCTAACAGGACCTCGCAAAAGAAAAAGGTAGATCTTGCTACAATCGTCACCAGGACAAACACAAAAAACGCTGACGGTACACCGGTATATACAAAACAGATTATAAGATTTGATAGTAAAAGTTCCATTCCGCAAGACGGAAATGCAACATATTTTGATGAAAATACAAGAACAACAAAATATAGATATCGCTCAGGAACAGCATCACTCGATCCAGATAAACCAGGTCAAGATGCACTCTCTGTATATGACTACGGTGATGGCACTGGAGAGCCTGTAAAGATTGGTGAGGTTATAGCGAATGGTAGCACATCTGATGGTGCATTACGACTAGACCCCACTAGCAAAGCAACTGATATAGAGAAAAAAAATCTGCTTGGTCCAATTTTTGATAGTCAAAAGACACAGATTAACTCTGTTAAAGATGATTTTCCAGTAAATGATCTTGATCAGAAAGCATTGGATGAAGTTGGAGGAACAGGTAGAAACTTCACATCAGAGTCACCACCAGATTCTCCATCGACGCCAGTTAATCCCCAAGATTTTTTGCCTAGAAACCCAGGAAATGCAACTGGGTTTGAAGATTTTAGATATCCAGAAGACCTTGATATAAGCACTCAAGATTCTTTACTTATAAGTATTTTTGATAGACAACCCAGGGGATTTAAAGGTGGATCACAACAATCTATAAGTGCTGCTGCAGAGAGAAACCGTGGAGGTAGAGTTGACATTTCAAAAAGATTAGCAGCAATTCTTCTTCCAATACAGGGCGGAATCAATGATAGATTATCTGTAAACTATGACAAAAATGAATTGAACTTCCTGCAGGGACTAGCATTTCAAAGTATTGCGAAAACTGTGGCAGATGAAAAAGATGGTGAATCCGGTGCAAATATGTTGAATACTGCTTTTAATCAACTTGGATCTGGTATAAACACAAAACAATTAAAATTTGCAGCTGGAGCAGCAGCGGCAAATGCTGCTCTTGGTAATCTAAAAGGAAATCAGTCAGTCAACACCATACAATCTAGATTTAATGGTCAAGTATTCAACCCAAATCTTGAGTTACTATTCACCGGTCCCAACTTAAGAGAGTTCACCTTCCAATATTTGTTTACACCTAGAAGTCAAGGGGAAGCAGGGCAAGTAATCGGAATCATAAAAACATTAAAGAAATACATGCTTCCAAGAACACAATCATCTGGACAAGGTGAAGACTCATTCTTCCTGAAATCTCCAAGGATTTTCAGACTTGAGTATCAAAACGATGGAAGTCCTCACCCATTCCTAAATAAATTTAAAGATTGTGCTCTCTTATCTTGTGGCGTTGAATACACTCCACAAGGCACATATGCAACATTTCCAGACGGTGTGATGCACGCATATAGAGTGTCATTAAACTTTACTGAACTTGATCCAGTATATGCAGAGGATTTTGAGGAGGGATCTGGATCAACCTCATTTAGTACACCTGGACTGAACAGCACTATTAGAGGTTTCAGTTCTAACTTTGGTTCACAATCAAGCGGTTTAGGTTTCTGATATGTCAAACTACTTTAGACGCTTACCTGACTTTGAATATGTTAGCAGACTTCCTGATGCGAAGATCTCTGATTATATCAAAGTAAAAAACCTTTTTAAAAAAGGTGTTATTAGAAGTGACATATTTCAAGAAACGTCTTTCTTTACAAAATACCAAATCATTGGTGATGATCGACCAGACAATGTAGCATCAAAAGTTTATGGTGACTCATTCCTTGACTGGGTTGTTCTACAATCAAATAATATTATCAATATTCAAACCGAATGGCCACTCTCCCAGATAGACTTTGATAGATATTGTCTTGAAAAATATGGTAGTTACGATACATTATTCAATGGTGTTCACCATTATGAGACTGTTGAAGTAAAAAATAGCAATGGTGTTGTAATAGTAGAGGAAGGCAAACAAGTTCCTTCAGACTTCTCAGTGCAATTCTTTGATAATAAACTTGAGCAAATAATAACTGCAAGTAATATCACTACTGAAATCACAAACTACACATACGAGGAAGAAATACAAACAAATAAGAGAAATATTTTTCTACTCAAACCGATCTATATTCAAGCTGTCAAAGATGATATTGAAGAAATGATGACATACCAAAAAGGTTCCACCCAATACATGAGCGGAACCTTGAAGCGTGCTGATAATATCAGACTATATGAGTGATCACTCCTCAGCGAGTTTCTGGAAGTAACTCAGAGCATCATCTTCGTCTTCGCTAGAAGCAGACTTAGGTGTGATGTCAGGAGCATTAAAGTCTGCTGCAGGTGCAGGAGGCTTGCTTGACTCAAAGTTAGGGGTGAAAGAACCACGACCTTCGCTCTCGTCTTCATAAGATTCATCACGAACCATGGGGCGAGACTTCTGACCCAGAACCATCTTCAGACGGTTGTCCAGTTGTTCATAGGTCTTGAACTGGTCAGATGCAGTCAGTGCTGCCAGAGAATACTCTTTCTTCCACAGTGCTTCCAGAGCATCATCATCCTCAAGCAG